TTGAGTCGGCTGTGAAAAGAACCCCCGAAGCTGAATTTAGAACTAAGCGTTTGAATCAATGGGTATCTTCACAAATCAGTTGGCTGCCTAACGGTGCGTGGGATTTGTGTGCTGCTAACGAATTGCCCGACCCCGAACCTGAAATTATGGTTGGGTTTGATGGTTCGTTTAGTGGTGACACAACTGTTTTGGTTGGGGCTACCGTGCCGAAGGATGAAGAAGAAAAACCGCACGTGTTTCTAATCAAGGCGTGGGAACGGCGTGACGGCATTGATGACGACACCTGGCGTGTACCTATTCAGGAAGTCGAACAAACTATTTTAGAATTTTGTGCCAACAACAATGTGCGCGAAGTTGCTTGTGACCCGTATCGCTGGCAACGATCTATGGAAGTATTGGCTGATGCCGGTGTGCCTATTGTTGAATACCCTTCAACATCGGCCCGAAGAATGGTCACGGCTTGTGCCAAATTCTTTGATTATGTTACTGATGAACGTATGACGCACGATGGTAACCCGTTGCTGGCAAGGCATTTATCTAACGCCGTTACTAAGTCTGATGCGCTAGGTGTTCGCATTGTCAAAGAAAATCGCAACAGTTCAAGACGCATTGACGCGGCGGTGGCTGCTGTGATTGCACTTGACCGTGCAACTAGCGGTAAACTTGAAACAATAGTTGTACCGCAATTCATAATGTAAGGATGCTGCTGTGTTGGCTAATGTTTTGCAAATTGTTGGTGCGGTGATTATCAGTGTTGGTGTTGGCCTAATCTATGCCCCTGCCGGTGTGATCACGCTTGGTTTTTTGGGTGTCTTTTTTGGGATTGCATTGGAGTTAAGAAAATAAATGTTGGCTAATCTTTTTCAACCTGAATTACGCGGCCTAAGCTATCAGCAAATTTGGGGGTCGGGTGCTGACTTTACTTCAATCACCAATTCGGACACGGTTGTAAACAGCGAAACCGCTTTTACTATTACAGCTTTCTATTCTGCTGTTTCCCTAATTAGCGATACTGTTTCAACCCTGCCTGTTGATGCTTATGTGCGCGTTGACGGTGAGCGCAAACCGTATCGCCGTAACGGTGGCAAACCTTCTTGGATTGACCAGCCAGACGTTGACACAACTAAGCAAGCTCATTATGGCGCGGTCATTTCATCGCTGTTGGTCTATGGCAATTCCTATACGCGTGTGTACCGCGATAGGTCAGGGGAAATCGTAAACCTTGTTGTTCTTGATCCTGCGACTGTTGAAGTAAAACGGTCTTCACTAGGCCGTAAAGTTTTTATTGTTCAGAATGAACCTAAGCCCCTAAACAGTGACGAAGTAATTCACATTATTGATTTGGCTATGCCTGGTGGTCTAACGGGAATTTCCCGAATCGTGAAACTCAAAGAATCACTTGGTATTGGTATTGCGTTGCAGGAATTTTCTGCAAGATTCTTTTCACAGGGTCTTTCAACTGATGTTGTTGTTCTTGCTCCAACCGCTACACCCGAACAAGCTAAGAACCTGATTGACGGTTTCAACAACAGACACAGTGGTTTGCGTAAAGCTCACAAGGCTGGAATTCTTACCGGTGCAAATGTTGATGTCAAAGAACTTAGCCTTGACCCCGAAAAGTCGCAGGTACTTGAATCGCGCCGTTTTGTGGTTGAAGAAATTGCGCGTGTGTTCAACATTCCCCCACACCTTATGGGCATACCTGGTTCTAACACCTACGCGTCTGTTGAGCAGAACAACCTTCAATGGATTTCACACGGCCTTAGACCGATTACCGAAAAGATTGAATGGGCTTACAGCAAACTTATTTCTACTGAACAGGCGTTTATCAAGTTCAATATGAATGCCTTGTTGCGCGGTGATTTGCAGTCGCGCGCTGCCGCTTACAGCGTTATGACGCAAGCCGGCATTATGTCTGTCAATGACGTTAGAACCCTCGAAGATATGTCTGCTGTTGCTGGTGGGGATCAGCACCGTGTACCGCTTGCAAACATTGACCTAACTGCTGCCGAATTGACCAGCGAGGAAATGCGTATCAAGATGGCACGGGATTTGATTCTTGTGGGCTTTGACCCCGAAGAAACTTTGAAGGCTTTGAGCTTGCCACCGATTATGCACACTAATTTGATTTCGACACAACTACAACCTGAAGGTTTGTAATGCCTGTTACTGAAGCACCACAATATATGCAAGATGCCGCTGAACGCGGTTTGCGTTATTACGAAGAAGGCTTGGGCGGTGACGGGCTAGTTCCTAAAACTATTCGTGAAGCGCGTGAAATGGTTCAAGGCCGTGTATCAGATGATAAGTGGGTGCGTACTTCTGCGTGGATTGCTAGGCACTTGGCTGATCTTGACGCGCCACAAAATAGTGACGAATCAGACCCTGGTTACCCCGGTGCTGGTTTAGTTGCACATTTACTTTGGGGTTCAGGGCCTACTAGGGAAGCCGCGCTTCGTGCAAAAGATTTTGCTGATTCGGTTGTTGCTAGGCTTGAAGCAGAAGGTGAAAGAAAAGCTATGAATAAAAATGTTGAAAAAAAGAATAAGTGGCTAGATGCTGCTTGGTTGATTAAGACCAGCATTGAAGGTGTTACTGAAGAAGCGCGTCAGTTGGGTAAAACCGAACAGCGTGTGAATGTTGCAAACCTAGAAATTCGTGACGCTGGTGACGGTATGGCTTTTGAAGGTTATGCCGCTATCTTCAACAGCGACAGTGAACCGTTGCCATTTATTGAGCGTATTCAACCTGGTGCTTTTAAACGTTCTTTACAGTCGCGCAACGAAATCAAAATGTTGTGGAATCACGATGCCGGTGAACCTTTAGCTTCACTACGCGGTGGCACACTGAAAATCTTTGAAGATAACATTGGTCTGCGAGTAAGCGCACAACTAGCAAACACGCAACGTGGCCGTGACACTGCTGAGCTTATTCGTTCAGGCACAATTGATTCAATGTCTTTTGGTTTCAATGTTGTCAAAGATTCTTGGAACAGTGACGGTACGGTTCGTACTTTGGAAGCCGTAAGACTTTTTGAAATTAGCCTGGTTTCTTTTCCGGCATATCAGGCTACCGCTGGTACTCTATCAGTTCGTGAACAGCGTGATATTGATGCAGACAAATTGGCTGAAAGTTTAGCGCAATTGGAATCGGGTGCTGAACTTGGTGCGGATCAGGCCGAACTTATCAAAACTGTTGTTGATAAATTGACCGCACAAACTGAAGAAATCGTTGAACCTAACAATGGGTTTGATTTGGTAAAGCTTCAACAGTTAAAGTTGAAGTTGTTAGAGAAAGGAATATGATGGCTACTAAAGAAGAACTAGACGTTGCTATTCGTGTGGTGCGTGAAGTTTCGGGTAATCCTGATATTGGTGCTATTGCTGAATTGTTAAAACTGCTTGAAGCTTCAGCAATTGCGCCGAAGGATGTGCGTACTATTGCCCCGAAAGAAACACGCTAACTTTTGAGCGTGTACCCCCACCGGTCATTGTTGCTGGTGGGGGTTTTCGTTTGCCTAAGTTAGAAAAACTTTTCGGTTAGAATTTAGTTGATGGTTCAGTGTCGGCACGGCCACACGTTGTTCAGTGTTAGCACGGCAACAAAAACCTATTCATTTCTATCAAGGAGTTGCTATGTCAGAGTTTATTAAAACTCAGGCTGAAGTTCGCACTAACCTTATTGCCCAGATGCGTGAAGTTCTTGACTTTGCTGAAGGCGAAAAGCGTGGACTATCTGCCGAAGAACAGGTAAAAATTGAGCGCCTAGAAGCCGAAGTTGATTCGCGCGATGCTGCTATTTCTACCGCACAAAAAGTTGCCGAGCGTGAAGCACGTGCTGTTGAAGCTGCACAGGGATTTGCACCGGCTGAAATCCGTACTACCAACGATGGTGATTTGCTTCGTGCTATTGCACACGGTGAATCGCGTGGACACGAATTCGTTCGCGAAACCCGTGCTGCACTTGTACCTTCGTCTAACACTGTTCCACAGTCGTTTTACGATCAGGTATTCACGATTGCACAACTTGTTGGCCCTATGCTTACCGTTTCGGAAGTATTCAACACCGCTTCAGGTGAGTCGCTAGTAATCCCAACGGTAACCGCTCGTTCATCGGCTGGTTCTGTTGCTGCTGGTTCTGCTATCACCGAAAGCAACCCAACCTTTAGTTCAATTACTTTGGGTGCTGAGAAGTATGCGGCCCTAGTATCTGTTTCTTCTGAACTTGTTTCAGATGCAGGGTTTGACATTTCGTCATACATCGCCGAGCAACTAGGTACTGCACTAGGTCTTCAGGCTAACAGCGTTCTAACCACAAAGCTTTCAACGGCTGCTGGTTCGGTTGTTACCGGTGGAACTGGTGTGTCAGGTGTTGCAACTTATGAAAACCTGATTGACCTTGTTTACGGTATTGCTGATGGCGCACGTGTTCTTCCTGGTCTGGGCTTTCAGATGTCGAAGACTGGTATCGCTGCTGCTCGCAAGCTAAAGGATGGTGCTGGAAACTACATTTGGACTAACTCAGCCGTTCCTGGTCAACCTGCTACTTTGCTAGGTTACAACGTGTACGAGAACCCTGGTGTGGCTGCTACTGGTACTGGCAACAAGTCGGTTCTATTCGGCCACCTACCTTCGTTCAAGGTTCGTGTTGCTGGCGGTATCCGTGTTGATCAGTCTTCTGATTACGCCTTCAACAGCGACATTGTCACCTATCGTGGCATTATCCGCCTTGATGGTGGACTAACCCACGCAAGCCACATTGGCTTCTTCAAGGGTGGCGCAAGTTAATTCTTGCCCTTAAATTCACAACCCCCCGATTGCGTAGAGTCGGGGGGTTGTGTTTTATCCTGCGCGGGTTTGTCGCAGGAAACCTAGCGGATTACTTCCATACACCACTTGCTTCAATAGCACGAAGAATGGTGATGCCATTGATTTCTTTGTTTCCCAACGCCTTTAGAAATGCCTGGCGGTCTTCTTCGTTGTGGATGGTGTAGTTGTGAAAAATGTTCATTTGCTGTTCGGTGTAAGCAGTCATTTTATTTCCTTCTGTTTGGTGTTGCTTCCTTGTAGTTACATTCAACCACATTTCAAACAAAAAATGTGACATTTCTACAAACTTTTTTGAATGTTACCAAACCGTTATTTTGCTACTATTTGAGTATCGAAAGGAACAAAGTGGGCAAATCAGGTAATCCAGCAAAACAAACAAATCCACTATCAGGTGCAGTAGCGGTTTATTCCAATTCACCTGGTATGCCAACCGGTTACGGCGAGCAAGCCAAACTTCTTATTGACTTGCTAAAGCGTGACGGCGGTAAGGTTGCTGCCATTTCAAACTATGGTCTTGAAGGTATTGTTTCTGAATATGCATCACCCTATGGCCCTGTGCCACATTATCCGCGTGGCATAGATGCTTATAGCAACGATGTTATTGGTATGCACTACGCACACTTTATGTCGCAACACCCTGACCTAAACAAGCTACTAATAACCCTTTACGATGTTTGGATTTTGAAAGGCAAGGGTTGGGAAGACAAAAAGATTGCGTCTTGGATACCGCTAGATCACATCACCTTGCCACCAGCAATTCTTGATTGGGTAAAGAAAGATAACGTGACCCCCGTTGCTATGTCACCGCACGGCGTACGGCAGTTAAATAAGGCTGGTGTTGCTTGCGAATACGTGCCACATTCTATTGACACTAAAGTTATGAAACCTACTGAAACTATTGGTGGGCTAAATGGCCGTGAGTATCTTGGTGCTGGTGACCGATTTGTGATTGGTATGGTTGCTGCTAATAAAGCTTCAGGCTTGGTGCATCGTAAAGCGTTTAGCGAAAACCTTTTAGCCTTCAGCGTGTTCTTGCAAAAGCATCCTGATTCGTTGCTGTATCTGCACACGGACTTTCTAGGGTCTGGTGGTACGGGCTGGAACTTGCTAAAAATGTTGACCGCGTACGGTATCCCTAAAGAAGCCGTTACCTTTCCAGCACTTCAAGATTATCGTTACGGCCTTTCGCGTGAAGACCTGGCTGGTTTCTATACGGCTATGGATGTGTTGCTTGCCGTGTCGTATGGTGAAGGGTTTGGTGTTCCAACTATCGAAGCTCAGGCGTGTGGTACACGCGTTATCGGTTCATCGTGGGCGGCAACCCCTGATTTGTTGTCGGAAGATTGTTGGATGGTTGATGGAACGATGTTGTGGGATGCCGGTCAGGATGCGTTTTGGATGTCACCTAATGTGCCGTCTATTGTGTCTGCGCTTGAACTAGCATACGAAGCGGATCGTGGCCCTTCACAAATTTCGATTGATTTTGCTAAGCAGTTTGATACTGAAGTTGTTTGGCAAAAACATTGGTTGCCGTTGCTAAAGAAAATGCTTCAATGATTCCTGCTATGGGTTTTGCGGTACTAAATCAGTTTGATAAAGCTGACCGATTACTTGCGTCTATTGACTACCCTGTTGACCACCTAGTGATTGTAGACAATTCGGGCAAGGCTTCTTGGAATCCCGTCAAACCTGATTGGGTGGCAAACCTATGGGTTCTGCGTGTACCGTTTGGTTTGGGTTTGGTAGGGGCTTGGAATCTTGTAGTTAAGTCAACCCCGTATGCGCCTTACTGGTTGCTAATAAATGACGATGCTTGGTTTGCGCCTGGCTCAATGAAAACAATTGCAGACAATGTAGATACGGAAGCATTGAACTTTATTGGATGTGTTCCTGACTGGTCGGGTATCGTCTTAGGTGAAGGGCTTGTTGAAAAGGTGGGCTTGTATGATGAACGCTTTTACCCGTTGTATTTTGATGATAACGATTATGAGCGCCGTATTACTAACGCTGGTATTTCCATCAATCGTATTCCTGCTGTTGTGCATCACGAAAACAGTTCAACACTTGCTTCAGGTTTTCACACACAAAACAATGTGAGCTTTGACCGTAACCATAAACTGTTGCAGTCAAAGATTGATTCAGGCGATTACACGCAAGGCCATTGGTCACTAAAAGTTAGAAGGCATAACAGATGGGATTGAAAGTTTATACCGGCGGCACATTTGATTTGTTCCACGCTGGTCACGTCAATTTTTTGCGTGAGTGTGCAAGGTTTGGTGAAGTAACTGTTTCGTTGAACACCGATGAATTTATTGAAACCTATAAGGGCAAGCCACCTATTGTGTCTTACATTGATCGTGCAGAAGTGCTATTGGCTTGCCGCTATGTTCACGATGTTATTCCTAACTTCGATGGGGCTAATTCGCGCACCGCTATTGACTGGGTTGAACCTGACCTGGTTGTTATCGGTTCTGATTGGGCTAGGCGCGACTATCACAAGCAAATGGATTTCACTCAGGATTGGTTGGATGAACGCGGTATTGGTTTGGTGTATCTGCCTTACACGCAGGGCATCAGTTCGACAGACATAAAGGCGCGTATCACTAGCGGTAAACTAGAAGCATAAGACTTTAGGGAGTATCGTGGCAATTGTTAACGGGTACGCAACTTTGGCTGAAATCAAAAACAGCCTTCGTATTAGCGACAGTATTGATGACACACAGCTTGAAATGGCCGTTGAGTCAGCAAGCCGTCTGATTGATGGTTATGCACAACGATACTTTTACAACGGCGGTTCTGCTACACGCGTGTACGCAACAGACAACACTTTTCAGGTGTACATTGATGACGCTCAATCACTAAGTCAAGTAAAACTTTCAAGCCTTGATGACGGCATTTATGATGTTACTTTGACTGCTTCGGATTATCAGCTTTACCCCCTAAACAATGTGGTGGGTGGTTTGACTGGTTGGCCCTACACCGAACTAACTTTGGCTGGTAACTATCTTTCGGCAAACTATGGTTTTGTCACCGGTTCGGGTCGCGCAAATGTTCAGATGATTGGTGTTTGGGGCTGGTCTGCAACGCCCACTGCTATCAAACAAGCAACCATTATTCAAGCTTCACGAATTTACAAACGTGCTGACTCGCCGTTGGGTGTTGCTGGTTTCGGTGACTTGGGTGTTATGCGTGTTTCTTCTGGTCTTGATCCCGATGTGCGTCAACTTGTTGACCCTTACCGTCTGATGCGGAACTTTCAGTAATGGCTACTATCACAGAAATACGTGACGGGCTTGCTGCTAACCTGGCAACCATTACGGGTTTACGCACTTCTTCCACAGTGCCAGACAACATAAATCCACCTATTGCAATTGTTGAACCACAGTCTATAAATTTTGATATGACTTTCAATCGTGGCCTTGATGAATACCAATTCAAAATTACCGTGATTGCTGGTCGCGCTGATGAACGTTCAGGGCAAAACAAGATAGACGGCTACTGTTCACCAACAGGGTCGGGGTCTGTAAAAACTGCGGTAGAATCGGATAAGACGCTTGGTGGAATTGTACAAAACCTAAGGGTGTCTGGGCTTTCATCTTATGGAAGCATCACAATTGCAGAAGTACCATACCTAGCGGCGGAATTCGCTGTCACGGTTTACTCATAACAGGGAGAAAATAAATGGCGAAATTTGTTGCCACTAACTTCATTATCACTTTGAATGGTGTTGACCTAACTTCATCACTAAATTCCGTGACCATTGAAACATCGTCTAATGAAGTTGAAACCACCACCTTTGGCACTGCGTCTACTGCGTACCGCACTGTTGTTGGCGGAATTGTTTCAAGCACCGTCAAGCTTGATTTCTATCAAGACTATGCAGCATCTTCGGTTGATGCAACTATCAATGGATTGATCAACACCATTGGTACGATTGTTGTAAAGCCGGCTGGTACTGCTGTTTCAGCAACTAACCCGTCATATACCGCAACTTGCCTTATCAACGCCTACACCCCAATTTCAGGTCAGATAGGCGATCTCAGTTCGTTCAGCGTTACTTGGCCGACTACCGGTGCTGTCACTAGGGCCACAGTCTAACTATGAGAATGAATCTACGCGTTGAGTTCTTGGATGGTACTTCAAAGAATGTGACTGCTGTTGCATCCGATATGGTCGCATTTGAAAACGAATTCAATCTATCTATTGCACGGTTAGAAAATGAGTTGAAGCTAACTCACCTAATCTTTCTCGCCTGGAATGTTGAACACCGAAACAAGGCAACTGCTAAACCTTTTCTTGAATGGGTTGACGATGTTGAGTCTGTTGGTGTTGGTGATCCTGACCCAAAATTAAAGGCTTAGGCGATAGTTCTGCGCATTGGTTTATTGCTACGTTGGCAGTTGAAACCGGTATTGCACCTAGTGTGTTGATGTTGGAAAGTGAACGTATGTTGTGGACAATGAGCAAGGTTTTGATTGCAAAGAATTCGCCTAAGTAAAGAAAAGCCCCCACTGTTTAGGTGGGGGTTTTCTTGTTTGCAGGTTAGCGCGAAAGCACCTTGTTTTGGTGGCAGTTGCAACCACAGTAAAGCTTTTGTAGATATCCCGCCTGTTCACCTTGCATAGTCAAGTATTGGTCTATTTCAAAGTTCTTGTGCCAGACAACGGTTGATGCTGCTAGGTCAATCATTTCCTGTATCTGCTTTTCGGTGAAACGGCTGTTGGCAACTATCCACGCAAATTCTTCAATGTCTGTAATGGCATTGTAGGCAAGGCGAACTACTAGGGCTTGGAAGTAAATGTTGTCTGTTGGAATGTTGCCTTTGGCGATTTCGACTAGACACGCTTCATAGTGGTAAACGCCGTCTGTCACATAGTCAATCGAATCGTAGCTTTGGGCATCGGTGGCTAGTTGTGCAAATAGTTGTTTTTCAATATCCGTTTGTCGGCCTATCACAAGGTCTTCCGAATACTGATCAATAACCTGGTTGTAACCGGTTGGGTTGATTTCCATTATTGGTGTTGTACGCATATGTTTTCCTTTCGTTGCGTTGTTACAGTTTGCCATAGTTTCAATGTTCTGTGGGGCATTTGTTTGATAACGATTTTGTTACCTGCGGTAGAATTGATTGAAAGGCGGTTCACTATGCTCAACTTGATTATTCCGAAAATGGTCGGGTCTTTGACTAATGCTGGTGTTTCGCTAAATTCACCTTCGGTAAATGACATTAGACAATTACAGAAACGCTTGAAAGCACTTGATCCGAAGCTACGCACCGCATTATTGCGTGACGCTAAGGCTACTGCTAAACCTATTCAACAAGCCGTCAAAAGCCGTTTAGGGGCTGTTACGCCACCTTCGGGTATGACGCGTGGGCGCTTGACTTGGAATTCGTCAGTGGATGGCAAGGGCCGTGTTCATACTGCTGATGATGTCAAGATTGAATTTCGTACTAAATCTAGTGGTTTCACCAAGACAACTTCTTTGGTTCGTGTTCGCGCTGCTTCACCAGCAGTATCTATGGCTGATATGGCTGGCAGGTCGGGCAGTTACTTTGACGCTGGTTACAAGGGTTCTGGTTACACAAGGTCATACAAGTACAAGAACGGTATGCGCCGGCATCGCGTGAACGGTCAGGGTCGCGCGCTGGTTCGCGTTTTAGGTGGTGCAGCTTCAAGGTTTGTGTATCCTGCTGCTGAAGCAGCCTTGCCGAAAGCCAAACGTGAAGTCGAACAGGTTCTTAGTAAGTATGCGCGTCTAGTCAATATGAAAGGCATCTAATGTCTGGGTCTATTATTCTTGCAGTCAAATCCGTTTTTGATGATTCGGGTTTGAAAAAAGCGCAAAAAGATTTTGGTTCGGTTAGCAGAAAACTAAAAGGTATTCTTGGTGCTGTTGGTCTGGGAGTTGGTCTCAGTGCCGCTACATCTTTTTTAAAAGAAGCTGGCAAGGCCGCCGTTAGTGATGCTAAGTCGCAAGCAATTCTGGCTCAGGCACTAAAGAACACCGTTGGTGCTAGTGACGAAGTTATTGCTTCTGTTGAAAAATCAATAGCCAAGTTTTCTATTCAAAACGGGATTGTTGACGATCAGTTAAGACCGGCTTTTCAATCTTTGGTAATGGCTACGGGTTCGGTGGCTAACGCTAATGACCTAATGCAAATGTCGCTTGACTTATCGGCTACCAAACAAATAAGTGTTGAAAAAGCGGCAAGCGTTTTGGGTAAAGCTTTCAACGGCAACACTATGCAGTTGACTAGGTTGATGCCTGAACTAAAGGGTTCGACTAATCTTTTTGGTGACTTGCAACAGTCTATTAAGGGTATGGCGGAACAGGCCGCTAATACTGATCCGTTTGCGCGTATCAATGTAATTTTTAGCGAAATGCAAGAAACCATTGGTAGGGCCTTGATTCCCTATGTACAACAGTTGGCTACATACCTGGCATCACCTATGGGTCAGAAGCAAATGAATGATTTGGCAAACAGTATTGCCGGTGTTGTCACAATGCTGGGTGATTCGCTAGGTTTCATTATTCAGAACCGCGAAGCTATTGCAAAGTTTGCACTCGTTTTGGGTGGTCTTGCTGCGGCCATAGGAATTGTTTCGGTTGCTATGGGCGTTTATCTGGCAGTTACAAAAGGCGCATCTTTAGCGCAAGCGTTACTTATTGTGGGTACTGGTGTTTTTTCTAAAAACGGTTTGATGGTTGCGGCTGGTATAGGTATTATTACAGCTTCAGTTGCTCTGCTCGGTATGGAAGCAAAAAACGCCGCTAATGCCCTGACAGGTTTGAACGCTGCCGGAAGTGGTATTCCCAATTTTACAAGTGGAACGCTGTCGCCAGGGCCTACCACAGATGTCAGACCCGAAAACCCTGTGCCTGGCACTGTGTATACCTACACCATTACAGACCGAAATGGTAAAACTAATTGGTTTCAAACTACTTGGACAGGCAAGACGTGGACAAAACCAACACTAATGACTTACAAACCAGCAGGTGGCGGTGGTGGTGGTGAAACTAAGCCTGATCCCTTTAAAGCTTTTACTTCAAAAATGGGCGATGATGCTAAGAAGATTCGTGCGTTAGCCAACCTAACCGGTAAAGGTTTGTCAGAAGGTTTGGCAAAATCTATTGTTGACAGTGGTGCGGATTGGGTGAAACTGTACGACACTATTGTTTCCACAAGTAAATCTGGTTTGAAAACCTTGCAAAACACTTGGAATAAGACCGCTAACGGTTTAGAAGAATTGGGTGCTGCTAAGAAAGCTGCCTATGAGCAACAGAAACAAGATGATGCAGATTACGCGGCTTCAGTAAAAGATACTTTTGCCAGTATTCGTGATTCTATTTTGGGCGCGTTTAGCATTACTTCAATGGGTGAAAGTGCCGCTGGATTGTTGAACAACATTGACAAATTGATTGCACAAACCAAAGCTTTCTCTGCAAATATTAATACTTTGGCTGCACAAAATCTAAACGCTACTTTGTTGAATCAGTTGATTGCCGCAGGGCCTATGGAGGGTGGTCGTTTAGCGGCAAGCCTAGTTTCTTCGGGTGTTGGTACTATCGGCAAAATCAACACGTCATTTGCTGAGTTTCAGGGGTTGGCTTCCGGTATCGCTCAGACTGGCACGGCGGCACAGTTTGGTGCTAAACCTAACACGGTTTTCAATTTGACTGTGAACGCTGGTATGGGTGCTGATGGTGCTTCTATTGGTCGGCAAGTAGTTAATGCTATTTCTGCTTTTGAACGTCAGTCTGGCCCTGTTTACGCAAAGGTTGGATAGTGGCAAAACCAATTGTCAAAGTTTATTTAGGTGCTGGTACTTCATCTGCTGATGAAGTTACTTCATACGTCAGAAGCGTTTACACAAATCGTGGCAAAAGCCGTGAGCTTGATGTATTTACGGCAGGTCAATTTAGTTTTGTTTTTGACAATCGCACTAGGGCCTTTGATCCGCTAAACACTTCCAGCCCGTTCAATGGCAAAATTGTTCTGCGCCGTAGGGTGACGGTCAAGGTTGGTTCAGAATTTATTTTTAGCGGTTACATTGAAAACTGGACATTCAGTTATGACGTAAACGGTGACAGTATTGCAACAGCTTCGGGTGCTGATGGCTTTATGTATCAAGCAAATCAAACCCTTCCTGCGGTTGTAACTACCGTGCAAAAATCTGGTGCAAGAATTTTGGCGGCTATCGGTCAAATTTATTGTGGGATACCTGGTGACGCTTCGGCAAGCATCGCACAAGGCAATTTCAATATGAATGACACAAGTATTGCTGACGGCACTAACTTGCTGGAGTACTTGCAGCTTGTTGCGCGGTCAGAAAACGGTGCAATTTTCTGGGGCAAAAATAATCAATTTACTTTCAAGGCCGTAAACGGTGGCTCAATCACCACAACAACTTTTACCCAAGATGGCACAGACATTCCTTACAACGCTATCAACGTCAACTACGGTTCAGACTATCTATACAACCGCATACAGCTTCAAAACACTTTTGCTGATGTTGCTACAAATGATGTCGCTTCTTCAATAAGTTCTTACGGTGCAATTGTTTATTCTGATACAACCCTGCTAACTAACACGCAAACTGCGTTACAAAGTATTTGTAATGTTCTTGCTACCAGATACTCAGAACCGGAATACCGTTTTGAGTCGGTGGTTATTGAGCTTACCGGTTTGACTTCGGGGCAACAAGCTGAAGTGCTTGCGTTAGAATTGACTGACTTTGTGCAAGTATCTTTTACCCCAAACTTAGTTGGGTCGAACATTTTGAAATACTGTCAAATCATTGGTATTGATCACAGCATTTCAACTTCAAACCACGAGGTTACTTTCAAGTTTTCTTCTGCTGATAACGGCTGGTTGACTTTGGACAACACCGTTTTGGGTAGGTTAGACTTTAATTTATTAGGTTAGGAAATTATGGCTGGTGCAGGATACAAAAGCTTTACAAGTGGTGACATACTCACCGCGTCAGATACAAACACTTATTTGATGCAACAAACCATTATGACTTTTGCATCAGCGGCGGCCCGAACAACCGCTTTAACAGCCCCGTCTGAAGGAATGTTCTCATATCTTGTTGATTCTGATGCCTACTTTGTGTACTCAGGTTCAGCCTGGATGGAGTTTGACATTGTTTGGAAGTCATACACGCCTACAATTGCTGGTGTCACGCTAGGTTCGGGGTACACCCTATCGGCTTCTTACGCGCAACTTGGTGAGCTTATGGTTGTTAATTTCTATTTTGCTTTAGGTGCGACTTCGGCCATTACTGGTGATGTAAGTTTTTCATTGCCCGTAAATCAAGCAAGCAGCAACAGGTCGGGGGCTGCTGGCACGGCCTTGATTTATGATGCTTCTCCGGGTGTTCGATATCCCGGCACGGTGTACATCACTTCAACACCTGGTTACGCGTTTGTTCGTGCCTTGAACTCAGCAGGTACTTACTTAACCGCGGTAGCTTTGACTTCCGCTATCCCTATTGCTGTGTGGGCTACTAGCGATTCCATTACGGCTAACATCAGTTATGAGGTTGTCTAATGGTTAAGGTATTTATTTGTGTTGTTGTTGGCTGCCCTAATGAAAATGTTAGGTATGAGTTGACAGACCCGAAACACATAACGGTTTGTGGCGGTTGCAAAGAAGTTTTGATTGGTGTGCCGGTCAATGACTAACGAACCTATCCCACAGTGGGCCGTTGAACTAACGAAACAAGTTGCAATTCTGAATGAGAAAATCCCAACACACGTTGATTGGGTTGAACGCAATATGAAGGATCACGAAATAAGACTGCGCGCTTTGGAACAGTTTCGTTGGATTCTTATGGGTGTGGCAATAGCTTCTGGTGGCGTTGGCGCGTGGATAGGTAGGATGTTCGTTTGATAAGCCCTGGTACATACAACATAACTTGCCCACAGGGAGCAACGTTTGACACAACTTTTACTTTGACTGTGGGCGGCACGGCGCAAAACCTGACAGGTTATACGTCTGCGATGCAGGTTCGTGATTCTGCTGGTGCTGCGACAGCGTTGCTAAATTTGACGAGTTCTAATGGTGGTATTACTTTGGGTGGCACAGCTGGGAGTGTGTTGGTAACTATTGCTAGTACGGCAACAGCGGCTTTGATTCCTGGTTCGTATTCATACGATCTTGAACTATATTCCGGTTCTGTAACAACAAGAATGTTGCAGGGTTCTTTTAATGTGACTGGAGAAATCACTCGTGCCTGATGTCGTTGTAACAGTTAGCGAAACTAACGCCACCGTTTCTTTGGGTACTTCAGGTATTCAAGGTGCTACGGGTGCTACTGGTGCAACTGGTGCACAAGGGACTACTGGCGCACAGGGTGCAACGGGTGCTACTGGTGCTACGGGTTCACAAGGTATTCAGGGTATTCAAGGTGCAACAGGTGCAACAGGGGCTACGGGTGCTACTGGTGCAGCAGGTACTAACGGAACTAATGGCACTAATGGCACAAGTGGTGTTATATCTGTTAACTCACCAATAACTAATTCTGGCACTTCAAGTTCTGCTGTTCTAGGTTTAGCGACTACTGTTCCTGATGGCACAACAACTACTGCTTCTGCCGGGTTTGGGTTTATGGGTATTCCGCAGAACGCAACAACCACAGGTTCATACACTCTCGTTGCTGGTGATGCTGGTAAACACATTTACGCTTCGGCTACACGCACAGTTACGATTAACTCGAACGCAAACCTCGCTTTACCGATTGGCACAACTTACACTTTCATTGCTGGTTCAGGTGCAACTATGACTATTGCCATCACTACTGACACGATGTATTTGGCTGGTGCTGGCACTACGGGTTCAAGAACGCTGGCGGCCTTTGGTATGGCTACTGCTGTAAAGATCACCTCAACTGCCTGGATCATTAGCGGTAACGGACTTACATAGTGAGTGGGGTTGTTGCTGGTTTGGTTGGTAGCGTAAAGGCTGCACCTGCTAATTTATTTCCCGACCCTAGTTTTGAATCAGGCACTTTAAATGCAGGTTGGAGTGGTCTTTTTCAAAATACCAGCGTGACTCCACGAACTGGCACTAGAAGTCTTCAGGTTTACTATACTTTTGACTACGATACGGGGGATTTTGCGTCTGGTGGGTCATTTAGCAGCACCCTTTTAACTGTTGGTTTGAAATACTCATTTAGTATTTGGGTTAAAAGAGTTGCAGGAACTATATCGGTTGCTACTTTTGGTGAAACTAAAACTGTTACTCAGTTTTCACCAATAGACGGATATAACCAATTAAAGTGGGAAAATGTAACTGCTGCTTCAACGACATTTAGTGTGGCTATAGACACAGCCAACTTAACCACGTTTTATGTAGATGACCTTGCACTTGTTCAAGGGGCTACCGCACTATGACTAAATATATTGAACCCTTTGCTAAAAAGTTTCGCGGTGACGAATTCGGTAACCTTGCGCCGTATCGTGATGGCAGACCGCATCGCGGTCAGGATTGGCATCCCAAAGATGGCAGTCTGATTCCGGCGATTACTAACGGATCAATCAAAGCTAACGCCTGGTCTGACGGCTTGGGCTGGTATGTTGTTCAGTCAACATCTGACAAACTATTTGTTTTGTACGCTCATTTGAAAGCTCAGTCAGGCCGAACAGTTGGCACATACGTTCACGCTGGCGAACCCATAGGTAAGGTTGGCAATACCGGTGAGTTTTCAACTGGCTCGCACTTACATTTGTCTATTGGCAAAAAAGTCAATGTTGCAAGCATCCCGTACGCTTTACTTATAGACCC